CAGAGATGCTAACTGGTGGCGCAATCGAGTCAGAGCAGACCAAAGCCCTAAAGTCAGCACAAGATAAAGCTGAAGCAGAGCAAGCAGGCATTGTGAAGAAGCAGGCCGATGAACAGGCTGCAAAGATGAAAGCACGTGAGTTAAGACGCTCGCAGCAAGCCCTTGGAAAGCGATCATTACTATTTAAAGGTCAAGGCGGTAGTGAACTAGGCGTAGCTCAAAAGAAAACAACACTAGGATAACACATGGCATTAATCATAAAAAGTTTCACATTCGTTCAATGTAGTGACTGTCACCAAAACATCAAATTGGAAGTAGGTAAAGACATTGAAGGGTTCAAGTGTGAGTGCAAACAATTAGCAGAAGTGGTAGAAGAAGCACCAAAAAAGCGTACAATACGCAGAAAAGTAGAGGCAGAGGCAGATGCAACCTAAACTATTCAACATGGATGGTATGCTAAAGCGTATCAAGACAGCCAAGGCCAACAAGCAGAAGTGGGAGCAGCATTTAAAAGAGTGCTATGAATACGCAATGCCTGAGCGTGAGACTGTAGAAAGTCACAGCCCTGGACAGAAGAAGAACCAAAAGCGCTTCGACTCAACAGCAGTAATGGCACTTGAAGACTTCTCAGCTCGTATGGAATCTCAACTAGTTCCTGCATGGCGCAAATGGTTCAAACTTGAAGTAGGTAGTGAGATACCAGAAGAGAACGAACAAGAGGTAGAAGAGTACCTAGAAGAAGCGACTGATATTATCTTTGACCATATCAATCATTCAAACTTCAATGCGCAGATAAAAGAAACATTCCTTGATCTTGGAGTGTCTACCGGTTGTATCATAGTTGAAGAAGGTGACGGCATAAACACAGCCCTTAACTTCAGAAGCGTGTCTTTATCAGAAGTAATACTAGAGCGCTCAGCACGTGGAATACCTGAAACTGTATGGCGTGAAGTTAAAGTACCTGTTGCAGACATTCAGCAGATATGGCCAAAAGCAGAACTCACACAGTCTATCAAAGACAAGATAAGTTCAGACCCTACACAAGAAATCAAACTTATCGAAGGTGTAGCACAAGACCATAAGACAAGAGACAATATCTCTATGTTGTTAGATGTGGACGGAAAAGAGGCATTATATGAGGAAAAATTAGACATTTCCCCTTGGATAATCTTCCGTGAAGCTACAATACCTGGCGAAGTGTACGGGCGCGGGCGTGTTATGAAGTGCCTCGATCAAATCAAAGTGCTTAACAAGATGGTAGAGAACTACCTAAGAGCCTTAGAGTGGCAAGCTCACCCATTATTCACAGCTACAGATGATTCAGTACGAAACCCTTACAATATGTCACTGCGCCCTGGTTCAATCACAGTAGTAGATTCAAACGACAGAGGAAACCCTTCAATCGCACCTATGCCTGTAGGCGGTAACCCACAACTGTTAGAGTTTGCAGTAGTCAAGTGGCAGGACTTTATACGTCAAGCAATGATGAGTAAACCTTTTGGAAATGTAGAAGACACACCAGTCAGGTCCGCTACTGAGATGAGTATGCGCAACGCAGACCTTCAGAGCGTTCAGGGTTCAGCAGCAGGACGATTACAGACCGAGTTAATAGAAAGACTTATTAACAACGTGGCAGAGATACTTATGCGTGCTGGTAAACTACAGCCTATGAAGATAGACGGCAAGATGGTTACTATCAAGTTTACTTCACCTATTGCAAGACAGCAGGATGCAGACGAACTAATGGTACTTATGCAGGGTATGGAGATGCTTGCAGGGTTAGACCCTAATGAAGTGAAGCGTGAACTTAAGACAGAAGAAGTGCCTGAGTTCATCATTGACAAGTTAGGTCTACCTTCATATTTCAAGCGTAGCGATATGGAAAAGCAAGAGAACGACCAAAAGATGCAACAGCAGATGCAGGCCATGATGGAGCAACAAAATGGCTGAGTATCTAGGATGGGAAACTGAAGAGGTAGAAGTACCTAAAGATCAAAGCAAGAATCAGGCAGAGTATGATGCAATGTTTAAGCCTCTTGCTACTCCTAAAGCTGTAGAAGCGTTGGAGATGATAAAAAACAAGTTGGTTAAGCGTGGTATTGCTAACCCTCACGATACGCAGATACAAGTAGGTCTAAGACAAGGTAGACTTGATATGATTATGGACTTGCTAGACATGGCAGAGAGATTAAACAACAATAGATAGATAGTATCCCTTTAGAGGGGTATCAATCTGTACTAACGTACAATTAAACACAAAAGGATACGCATGGAAAACATGGAAACAAATGCCCCTACAGGAGTAACAACTGAGGGTAGTACGCAACAAGGCGAGACAAAGACAACAGGCTTTTACAATGGTAAATACAACTCAATCTCTGACTTTGAGAAGTCACACGATGAACTGCAAAAGTCTTACAGCCAAAAGACAGCTGAGTACAAGGAGCGCATGGGAGCGTTTACAGGCGCACCGGAAGCTTATGAAGTAGGCGAAGGTATAGAGGTAAGCGAAGACAACCCGTTATTCGGTAAACTTCAGGAACTAGGCAAAGAGATCAACCTGGACAATGAAGGTTACAACAAGTTAGTTCAGATGTATAACGACACTATGGCAGAGCAAGAAGCGCAGTATGAAGAGACTATGAAGCAAGAACTTGCAAAACTTGGTGGAAACGCACAAGAGCGCATTCAAAACATCAACGATTGGTCAAAAGCAAATTTGTCTGAAGATGAACAAGCAGTTATCAATCGTATTGCAACTGATGCTGAATCGGTACAATTCATTGAAAGCATGATAGCACGTACTAAGCCGCAAGGTATGGCACAGTCTCACCAAGTCAAAGCAAATCCTACTTATAGCAAAGATGAGATAAGACAGATGCAGATGGCTAAAGACGAAAATGGTAACAGAAGAATGTCTACTGACCACGAATACTACAAGAAAGTGATGGCATTAATGGCACAAACTGCTTAAATATTAACCATACATTTGATTAATTGATAGTTTTGTGGTATGATTATTGTATTGTAAAACTATCCATCCGTTAGGATACCTTCAACGAAGCCCAAAACGGTAGGAGAGTTATAGCTGAGAAGTTATGACCCCTACTTGTTAGGGACACCCAAAACTACAAGCGACAATTACACTTAAAAAAATACAAAGGAAAACTTATGTCAAGAGAACTAAGTGCTGTTGAATCAGAGTTATTTGACAGCGAAGTAAAAAACGCATACCAAGGTGACTCTAAACTGCGTATGTGTGTACGTATTCGCAACAACGTAGAAGGTGGAACATACAAGTTCCGTAGAAAAGGTAAAGGTCTAGCAACTGAGCGTAACGCACCAAGTGCTGATGTTAACCCTATGAACATTGACCATGCTCTTATCCCTGTAACACTTTCAGACTGGGATGCTTCAGAGTATACAGACATCTACAACAACAAAGCGGTAAACTTTGATGAGGTAGTAGAACTTGCAGAAGTTATTTCAGGCGCACTAGGCCGCAGAGATGACCAGCTTATTATCGATGCAATGGCAGGCGGTACGTATTCAGCTACTCCAGCAGCTACAGAAGGTGGTCTTGTTGGTACAGATGTAGGTGGTGTTGGTACAGGTCTTAATGTAGCTAAACTACGTGCAGGGCAGAAGTTCCTAAACAAGCGTGGTGTTCCGATGATGGACCGTTACTGTGCAGTTGATGCTGAAGGTCTCGATGATCTACTTGCTTCTACTGAGGTTACAAGTTCAGACTACAATGCTGTTAAAGCTTTGGTACAAGGTGAAGTTAATACTTTCCTAGGTTTTAAATTCATCATGATTGAAGACCGTGCAGAAGGTGGTCTAAACCTTACTGGTTCACTTCAAGATGCGTTTATGTGGCATAAAGATGCCGTTGGTTCTGCTGTAGGTATTGACATGGAAACTCGTGTTGATTACTCTGTGGATAAAAAGTCTTGGTTGTCTACTGGTTCACATAAAGCCGGTTCAGGTCTTATTGACAACGAAGGCGTTGTTAAACTTCAATACACAGTCTAAGGAGAAATAGATGGCTTTTGATCGCACAAATCTATCAGGTAATGTAGGGGCAGGTTCTAACGCCCCTAAGTTTCACACGTTCAAGGATGCTTCAAGCACAAAGGCACAAGTCGCTGCTGCTGATTACTTCTTGACTGTGACAGACTCACTAGAAGCAGGTGATGCAATTCTATGTGGATGTTCGGATGGTACTATCATCCTAATTGTTACTGCTGCAACTTCTGCAACTGTGACTACTGAACTGTTAGAGACTACTACAGTTTAATTTTAATGCCCCCTTATACATTCAGGGGGTATAATAAATTAATACTTTCAAGGGGCTAACATGGCAGGAAACACCTCAGCAATTCAGATGGCTTCAAACGCTTTAGTCCTATTAGGGCATCCACCTATTTCTAGTTTCAATGAACCAGGCGCAGGGGCAAGAGCTTCATCTAACTTATATGAGTCTACATACAGAGATGTACTTTCAGGTACAAGATGGCGTTTTGCTACAAAGAAGGCCAACTTATCTAGGTTCGCTTCAGCACCATTAAACGAATATAAATACCAATACCAACTACCAAGCGACTTTCTATACGTTATTAGAGTGACAGATAATAGTGACTATGAGATATACCAAGACCGGTTATACTCAGACATCCCAGCGTTATCTATAGATTACATATACAGAGTTGATGAGTCATACATACCACCTTATTTTGCTGTGCTTATGGAGTATCAGTTAGCTGCTAAACTTGCAATCCCTGTTACAGCTAACAGCACAAGAGCGGCACTTTATGATGATATGGCAACAAGACAACTAAAAAAGGCGAGATACTTAGACTCTTCACAAAGACCTGCTGATGAAGTAGTAGGTTCAATCTATGTAGATGCGAGACACTAATGGCTAAGTCAAGACTTATTCAGTCCAACTTCACAACGGGCGAGATAGCACCAACGCTTAGAGCTAGAATAGATATTGAGAAATACTACAACGGATGCACAAGAGCTGAGAATGTAACTATCCTTCCACATGGTGGACTAAAGCGAAGGCCTGGTCTAGCCAAAGCTACAGACTCACACCAAGCCGATGCAATACGCATAGAAGCTTTTGAGTTCAGCACAACACAAGAGTATCTTATCTTATTTGAGCCGAGTGCTATTAAGATATTCAAAGACGGAGCGTTACAGTCCACGGAGGTATCTCCATACACAACAGAAGCAGAGATAAAAGCACTTGATGTTATACAGTCTGCTGACACGATGATTATAGTACATGAAGACCATGCGCCACAACAACTGCAAAGACAAGGAAGTGATACAAACTGGGCATTGTCTGCAATCACTTTGTTAAACATCCCTACTTATGATTTTGGAACAGGGCTAGAAGCAGTATGGAGTGTTACAAGAGGATGGCCAAGAACAGCTACGTTTCATGGTGGCCGGTTATGGTTCGGTGGTTCTAAGCAGAAGATCAACTCTATTTGGGGCTCAGTAGTCAATGTGTTCTTTGACTTCAATGTTGGAACAGGGCTTGCAGATGATGCAATCTTTGATACGCTTGATACAGACCAATACAATGCCGTTCAGGGTATATTCTCAGGCCGACACTTGCAGGTATTCACTTCAGGCGGTGAGTTCTATAATTCAAGTTCGGTTATCACCCCTACGACAAGTTCATGGAAAAGACAGACATCATACGGTGCTTCAAGAGAAAGACCTGTATCTGTAGATGGCGCAACTCTTTTTGTGGACCGTTCAGCACGGACAGTAAGACAGTTTATATGGTCATTCAATGAAGACAGCTACATAGCTACGAATATCACGCTTATTAGTTCACACATAGTAAATGACATTCAGGCTATTGCTACTATACGTGGAAGTGAAACCGATGTATCAGACTTTGTGTACGTAGTCAACGGAGACGGCACAGTAGCAGTTATGAACACTATGCGATTAGAGCAGATACAAGGGTGGACAAAATGGACTACAGACGGCCTATTCAAAGATGTTGCTGTAGTTGGCAAGACTGTTTACTTCTTAGTAACAAGGGATGGAATCAACTTTATTGAGTATTTAAAAGAAGGTACATACACAGATCATAATGTATCAATTGTTTCACCGACTTTAATAAGCGAGATAGATACAGATTTTATAGACGCATTAATTACTAGGGAATTTAAAGTAGTTACTGATAATTCAATCCAAGATGATTCACTTGTTACTGTAATAGGCGTAAATGATAACAAAATGGTGTTGCCTCGTGATGCTTATTCTGCTGAGGTAGGCATAGGGTATGAAGTATTCGTAAAGACTTTGCCATTAAATGTAGGAACGCAAGCAGACGGGCAGATAGTTAACCTTGAAAAGAGGGTAAATCGTGTTATACTTAACCTATACGAAAGCCTTGGTGTTTATGTTGAGTCTGAGTTCTTAGGAGACAAAGTGTTCCCTGTTGTTTTAAACGAGGCAGCAGAACCATTTACTGGGATAAAAGAGATGTACTTATTTGGGTATATTAACAGATTAGTAGAAGTGGAAGTATCGCAGACCGATGCTTTACCATTTACACTACTTAGCATTGATTCAGAGATAGAAGGATAGACATGGGCGGCATAGCAGTAGCAACCGGCATCTTAGGAATGGCAAGCAGTTATTCAAAAGGCAGAGCAGAAAAACGTGCTTATGAGTCAGAAGCAAAACAAGCAGAGTTGCAAGCAGAGATGGATACTATAGGCAGAAAGCGTGAACTTGAAGATGCGCTATCTATGCAGGCGGTAATGTTTGCTTCACAAGGCAGACAAGCAGGTGTTGGTTCAGCCCAGGCAATCCAAGAAGAAGACATTAAACGTGCAGGCCAAGACATAGATATGATTAAAGCCGGTGCTAAAGTAAAATCAACTTCAAGCAAAGTGGCAGGCCGATACGCTCAACAATCAGCAATTACTTCAGGGCTCATAAGTGGCGGTCAATCCTTAATGAACTTCAGCAGAGCAGGCGGTAAAGAATGGCTAATGAAAGATGATTGGAAGGGTGGCAAATAATGGCTGAACTACCTAGATACAGAGGCGTTACCGCACAAGTACAAAGCGGTGCGAAAGCACACATGGCACAGGCAAGGTCTATTGATTCGTTCATACAAGGCATTAAAGGTGTTGAGCGTGGCGCTACAGATATGCTTGCTACACAGTCTATTGAACAAGCTAAAGTGGATGCACAAGCAGCGTTCACGTCAGAGGGCAAGAACGCAGAGATTAGCGATAGTATGTCGGTATACGGTCAACAATACAGACAGTCCTTACAAAACCTGCAGAAGAAGCAGGTATCCATTGACACTACAAAAAAGTTCAATGATCTTTACACAGCCAATAAAGACAATCCTGCACTATTCGAGGAAGTCACAAACGCATACAGAGACAAAGCCCTAAAAGATATGCCTGAACACCAGAAGGCAGACTTTGTAATAGACTACGAAGCAAACAAAGCGCAGTTCGGTGCTAGAGTAAAAGAGAACCGCATCAACGCTGATAAAGAAAAGGCTTATGCTGCAGGCGTTGAATACCATACACAAAAAGTAGAGAAGTTATCACAGGCGTTTAGAGATGGTTCTTATGAGCGAGGTATAGCAGAGGCTAGTATGGCTAAGTCAAATATCCAAGACTTAGCAGACAGTGGGCTTATAAAAAAGCCAAAAGCCGTAGAGATGCTAAATGCTATTGACAAAAAGATAACATGGTCCAACTTCAAAGGAATCAACGACAGATACATAAACGATGGTGACCTAGAAGGCGCACAGAAAGCTATCGAGAAGTTCAGAAAGACAAATATTCCAGGCATTGACGATATGGGCAGAGAACAACTTGCAGACTCTATGCAGGCAGACCTAAACAGAGAAGTGGCAAGACTCAAAGCAGAGAACAGCTACAATTCTAAGTACGACAACAAAGAGGCCAAAAAGCTGACTAAACTGCTTAACGATGGTGAAGATGTAGAAGATGATGTAATTAATGCGACATTAGAAAGCAATGTGAGTGCAACAGTAGCTGAAGACCTGATACTAGCCAAACTTGACAATGCAAAAATCAAGAAGTTTTCAAGCATGGACATAGCGGACCAAGAAGCTGATATAAAAGAAGCAAGAGCTAAGACCGGCAAGACAGCGGACGAACTAAGACTTATCAACAAAAAAGAAAAAGCCCTAGAACAGCAAGTGATGCTTAGAGATGAAGACCCTTTAGTGTATTCACAAGGCAAACACTTTGATGGCGAACTAGAGTACATAAGCCTTAACGATGTAGACTTTGCAGACAAGATATTCACAAGAGAAGAACAAACTGCAAGATCAAACCATTCAACCGGCAAGCGTAGCGGTATCTTCACAAAAGAAGAGATAAAAGAGAACAAGCAAGTATTTAAAACAATGTCACTTCAGGAGAAGATGGGTTTTATAGACAACATAAACAGCCTTGAAGACTTTGACATAGCCGAGAACACATTTACTCAACTTGGTGGTGAGGCATTATTTGCAGGCATGATGGTGCAAACAGGGAACAGAGAAGCTGCTGAAATGTCACTACTTGGTAAAGGTGCTGATGTCCAACTTAAAGAAGCATTCACTAAGAACCTAAAAACAAAGATGGCAGGAGTTTACTCAGGGTACGGTCAAGAGTTTATCAATTCAAACATAGACGGTATCACAAACTATGCTAAAGGTATGATTGCAAACGGGCAAGACCTAAGTTACACCGAGGCAATAGAGATGAGCATAGGCCAAGTTGCCACATACAGCGGACAAAAGACTGTGTTGCCTTATGGTGTTGACAAAGGACAGTTCGAAGACTGGATAGACAACATAACAATCAAAGGCAAGCCTGCACTTACTAAGGCATTAAACAACCTTACAGACCTATGGAGTCCTGACAGCGAGTTTCAGTTGCGTTACGCAGGCCAAGGCAAGTATTATGTGATAGACCCTAACGATGGAAGCCCAGCAGCGGTAAGAGGTGATGACGGCAAGCCGTTTATACTTGATTATAACAAAAAAGAGGAATACAGATAATGCCTAAGATGGAACTTGATCTACCCGTAAAGGACATAGAGAAAGATTATCAGCCTTCAGGTTTTATGGCAGGCGTTGATTCTAATAGGCTTAGGTATGGGGAAAACATATTGCCACAGGCATACAGCAATATCGTAACAAGTTATGATGACTACAACGACAACAAAGAAGCCTACGATGCTTTCACTAATGTAGACACCTTCACTAACTTCATGGGTGATGACGATATAAAAAGAAAAACAACTTATGAAATGGCTATAGAAAATGGAAGATATGTGCTTGATGATGACGGAAGGTTATCCCCCGGCCCAAATCATTTTATGGGAGCTGATCTTCTTTATAACACAAAAGCAATACATGGCGCACTATTAGCAAAAAGAAATGGCTTTAATAATGATGTTCTAAACAATGAATACGGAAACATAACAGAACTTAAAGCTGAAGAACTTGCAGAGATACAGGCGAACAGTTCCGGGCTTACTTTTGCACTTGGATATTTAGGGCAAGAATTATTCAGAAAAGAAACCATTGTAGATGTTATGTCACCACAAAAGATAATGGGTGGCACAGTATTAAAAGGAGCTGCAAAAGCATTTGGTGTTGAAGCAATGTATGCCGCTACAAGTGAAGTAATGCGCGAGAGGCAAGCGCAGGAACACATGGCAAAAGCAGGCTTAGATTACACACTATGGGATAGCGTAGAGAATATCCTTATAGGTGCAGGTCTAGCAGGCGCAATTCGTGGTATAGGTTCTTCAGTACAGGATATCTTTACTCTAAGAAAGATTGACTCTAAACTAAAGACAAAAGAAGATAAAGATATATTTGAACGCTAT